TTTTGTTTTTTTTTTTTTAGTCGAAGCCAAAAACCATCAAAAACAATACTTCATAGAATACAAGTATTTAGAAAATTTTTAGATTTTTTCAACATGAATATTACATTTTTTTAAAAAATTAACACCATCGTCCGATCTATATGATTCAGAATAAAACACATGTTTAATGCCAGCAGTAAAAATTTGTTTAGAACATTCCATACAAGGGGAATGTGTAACAAATAAAATGCTGTTATTTCCCGATCTATTTGATTTGGCTAATTTAGCTAAACAATTTGCTTCTGCATGAATAACTTCGGGTTTTGTAATCAGCTTACCCGTGTCATCTGAATATTCACATGTATTGTCCCAACCGGAAGGAGTGCCATTGTATCCAATAGAAATAACACTATCTCCCAATTCATCGACGATGATAGCACCAACTTTTAAACGAGTCGCATACGATTCTTGAGCAACACGTTTAGCCATATCCATAAACATTTGTTTAGATTTCAATTTCATCATTCAATAAACCTCAAAGAGTCTTTACGAATATATTTGATAGAAAAATCGGAAAATTCTTTTGGGTTTTTAATCGACACTGGCATAAAGATTACACCACTAATATTTTTATTTTCCCAAGAAGTATCTGTGAAATAAGTTTCGTCCAAATGAAAAATATTAACAACTTTGCGTATTTTTGAATTTTTAAATTGCTTAATATTCTTTTTCATTTTATTTCACCCATCACTCAGTATGTTTAATTGTTTTCTTCGAATATCCTAAATTATATTTAGGCACCAATTGCCAATCTGTTTTTTCTTTATGACTTAAAATTCGTATTTGTGAAATACTTGATTTCAAATTTCCAATTTGTTCTGGATTTTTAATAGAAAGAAGGCCCCATTCTTCAAGCAATGAAATAATTTTGTTTCGTCGAGCAATATCCATTTCTGATAAATCAGTATATTTTCCATCTAAAGCAAACAACTCTTTAAAATGGACAATATAATATTTACCTCGTTTATGTAAAATGTGACAAGATTGAAACAATGTTTTATTTTTTGTCGAAGCGATACCAATTCGGGTTAAAGTTTCTTTGATTTTCAGAAAATCATCTTCATTCTTTAAATCAATTTCAATCATTTTACTAAGATCAGACATTATCACTCCAATGAAAATTTTAATAATATTTTATTTATTTTTCTTTTTTTGAAACCACACCACCAATTTTCATCTTTTCTTTAATGGCATGTATTTCATCTTTTGTAAGAATTTCCATCGCACTTTTAGTTTTTTCATTAGAAAAACCGAAAAATGATTTAACAGAAAGAAAATCATCAGATGAATTNTCTTTTTTAACCCAACCTTTAAAAGGTCGTTTCATTTTTCTTATCGAATGAAACAAATAATCATACTGCATTTTATTTGATAAAAAATAATTTGTATTCATATCATTTACATAAAAAATACAATCTATGTGTGAAGATAATGATTTATTGACAAGATAGGCGTTATATTGCTTTTCATCTAATTCATCATTTAATTCATACTTTTTGGTAGTTAGAATTGACGGAATAATCTCCTTAAAAATATCTGCCATTACTTAAACTCCAATTCAACCATCAATTCAACTAAACAAGCTAACATATTAATCTCTTGATCTGCACTAAAAGCAGCTTGATATTGATATTTTGCCAAAATTAAAACCAATTGGGGAACAGACTGTGGTTTAATATATTCAGAAACATTATCATATACCTTTCTAAACAATTGACTAATATCATTATCTAAATTAGATGTTACCCATTTCTTAACTTGAGCAAAATTTTTATCTTTCAGCGAATCAATAAGTTCTTTTATATTTACATCGGTCATCTGACTTAGAATACCAACGTCAATAATACCACCCAAAGAGTAACGCTGTAACTCATTTAAGATGCGACGATTGTCGGGAAAATATTTTTTAATTAAGGCAGCAATAACCTTTTTATCATATTGAATCTTTTCTTTTTCAAGAATAAATTCTATCCGAGACATAAAATGTGCAGCCATTTTTGCTTTATTGCTATTGATTTTGAAATCAATAACAGTACAACGAGAATGGATGGGATCTATAATTCGATTCTTATAATTACAAGTAAAAATAAATGAACAATTATTCGAAAATTCTTCAATAGCGCCACGAAGGGCTGGTTGAAGACTGTTTGGATTCAGATAATCTGCCTCGTCGATAATAATGACTTTGCGGCCACCAGTTAAACTTACCGACGAAGCATAATTCTTAATTTTGTTACGCAATACATCAATGCCATTTTCATCCGATCCATTGATGATAATGAAATCACAACCCACTTCATTACAAAGCGCTTTTGCAATTGTTGTTTTTCCCACACCAGGTGAACCAGAAAGTAAAAGATTGGGAATAGCTTTCTGATTCACGAATTGATTGAATGTATTCTTCAAATCATCCGGAAGAATACAATCATTCACAGTTTGAGGTCGATATTTCTCTGTCCACAATAGATGTTCGCTATTCATAATAAAATTATCCATCAAAAAATCAATTATAAAAATTGCCGTCTTTTTCAGTAGTTATCCAATATTGAATTGTATTCGCTTCATTTGTCCAATGAGTAATACCCCGCTGCGAAATTTCAACGACATAAGAATCATCAAGAATCTTATTGATATTTTCAACCTTAAAAACGAAACGAAACTTCATTTTTGTTTCACCAATCGTAAGTGAATTCTTATGTGCTGAATCATTTTTCAAATCAAAACAAACAATATTTAACGTTGTTCCATCCCCTTCGAATGCAATATGGGGTGATTGCAGCAAATTAGAAATCTTATTAATCCAACGCAGATCATCGACGTTAATTGACACAATAACATCAGGTGTTCCAATGTTAATTTCCTTATCGGGTGGAACAACAATCATAGACTTATCTGTAAATCGATAATTGATTTTACTTCGCCCACCAAGATTGGAAAGAATCACATGATGTTCGTCAAATTCAAGTTCAGTATTATCTTTTTCGATAGATAACAAAGCCAAAAGATTGTTCAAATCATAAATTCCAAATGATTGTGGAAAAGTTTCTTTAATCTTCGACTTCGCAAGAATAGTTTTACTCAAAGACATTGTGCTTAATGTGTTACCAACATTAACAAAGATGCCAGAATTGATTGAAGAAAAATTCTTAAGAATATTCAATGTTTCATTAGATATTTTCATTATAAAGTCCTTTTAGTTTCATTTCGTGGATAACAATATCAAAGATTTTTTTTTGTAAATCGTTCAAAGTGGAATTATTATCAATCCTATAATCAATATATTTACCAATCCAACTCCATTCAGATAAATGGATATGATATTCTTTGTCTAATCGGTCAACACTTGATTTCCTATCATCTGGATTTTCAGAACAATTTGCTGTTTTTGCAACGTTCCACCAAACAGGAAGTTCACCTCGTTGGATATGAATAACAATTCCGTCATTTTTCTGAATAAAATCAATTTCGTTGGGAAATCTTACATCAGTAATAACATAATTGAAATTTGGCCGCAATCGTTTTTCGAGAGAATAAATCCAAAAATCTGAATGAAAAATGTCTCGGCCAACCTCTGTCCCTATCAATTGAAGGGCTTCTCGGGGACTAAAATCACGACCAAATTTTTTCGTCCAAAAAGGATCGACTTGTTCACGCCATTCCCGAGATTCTTTTGTTGTTCCTTCTAACATCAATCGATTCCAACCAAACATTAAAGCCGCAACATCTTTAACGGGTTTTGCGAAACTTTCAGGAATAAAATTAAATTCATTAACAAGAATTTCGCCCGCATAATTTTTGCCGCTGCCAATAAATCCCACAAATCCCACTAACATAATTTAATTTACCTTAAAAGAAGTTTTATAAGTTCCTAGTTTTGAACTATTCCAAAAAATTTTTCCTTTTTTTTGTTCTTTTCGTTTTAGATTTGAAATCTTACGTCGATTAGTGTAATCCTCATAAGATTCATTTTGAAGTCTATAAGGTTTATGTAAAGTATTGACATCAATGTCAATTGTAGCAACATCACCCTGATTATTTGCTTTGATTAAAGATGGCGTATCTTCTGGCAAATCAATTTTATAAATCACATCATCAACTTTAGTATTTAAATTTTGTGTCATTTTCACATTTCTCCTACATAATTAGCAATATCGGGCATAGAACCATTAAAATGATATGTTCCAATATGCTGGGTTTTCATCCAAGGACACAGATAAATTTTACCGCCGATGTTTCTCCATCGTTGACAAAAAGCATAATCTTCCGACAAATATCTTTCTGAAACAGGATCAATCCAAGTATCAAAATACATGTGAATATATCGACTCCCATCGAAATGTTTTTGTCCAATATGATCTGGCTTATATCGAAGTTGTGGATATGCCTCCGCAAACTTTGGAAACACTTCTCGCTTAATCATCATAAAACCAGTACCAATTTCTAAAACTTCAAGCGGTTCTGATACAGTAAATTGCTTTGTATGATTTACAGGATTAAAAACAAAATCTCCCACCAACTTATCAAGAACGTTCGATTCAATCTCATTATTTTTTAAAATTGCTTTCTTGACATTATTCCACTTAATGGTTTTCTTTGGATATGGGGCACCAATCACATCTTTATCTAATGCGAGAAGGGCAATAACATCTTTAGGGTCAAATCCAATGTCAGCATCAATAAAAAGCATATGAGTACAACCAGATCGGTTCACAAATTCATCACAAAGATATGATCGGGCCCTAGGTATCAAACTTTCATTAAAAAGAAAAGAGAACTTTATCTGAATGCCGTATTGCATACAAAGTCCCTGAAGGTCGAGACACGACTTCATGTAAAGACCGTGATTTGCACCACCATACATAGGTGTGGCTACAAACAAACTTTTCTTACGAAGTTCTTCTATTTTAATATTAATTTCCATTATTAACTATCTCCACCATTTATCATAAAATTAAATTACTAAAAACGCACTCATTTAGATAACAATTATATCACAAAGTCATAAAACTGTCAAGTCTAAAATAAGTAATAATTGATTTCTTAATTTCTTGTTGGTTGAAATTTCACCAATTTTAGTCCATAGTTGTTGATACCCTTTGGAATTTGAATTCCAGGTTTTAATCTCAATTGATTTTTCTTAAAAGGACTATAATCAACATAATGGTGCCAACGACCATAGCGCCAAACAATTTTGGCAACATCTGGATGAAGATCAACCAACATTTGTGATTTGTTTATTGTGCCTTCAGCATTCAACTTACCATCTCTCCATTTTGATTTATCGAGGGTTCCTTCCTTATGATAAAACTCATCCGTGTTTCCGCCCTTTAATGTCTGTGTTGCTAATTTTCCCTGAAGGAAAATATTAAATTGAATTGTACAATCTCCATCTTTAAGAACCCTTAAAGATAAATCAGTGTCCTCATTATATCGACCTCTCCATCTGAATTTACATTTATTATCAATAAGAAGAGTTGAATAAATTCGTGTATTTTTTACATAAGGGGGATAATAACTGTTAGGAGCAATGAAAAAACGATACTGAAATCCAGAAACCGGAACATTTTCATATCGATCAATAAAATCTTCAGCAATTTTGAATATAATACCCGATTCTACACGAATACGCTTATTTTTATGAAGTCGATAAAAATCAGAAATATTATCATCGAGAACCCAATGTTTTTCAGCACCAATACTCATTGAGTGATCCCAAGCCCAATTTCTTGCTCTTCCTGGTCCATCACCATGATTAGAGAATGGCAACTCTAAAAGGGTGGCATATTCTCTCAAATTAAATGTCTCTAACGCTTTATCATAAGATTCCATCTCTTGTGGCTCAACTGTAATATAATGTGGAACTTTCATTCTACACAAAGATCGAGAGGTAATCATCGAATCAGATCGGCCTTTTGATACGATATAAACAGGATAATTAGGATTTGTCATAAATTTAAACGCCCGTTTCAATCCAACGCAATAATGAATTTTCTTCCCTATCCAATTCAGGATACCAAATTGATTTGGTTTTTTCTGTCAATTTTTGATCAATTAATTTTGCAAATTCTCTGTAATCTGTCTCATTTCTGAATGAAATAATCAATTTTTTATAGGGGGGATTATCTTCTTGTTCAAATTCTGGCATACCTTGCCAATGTTTTTCCCATTCTTTTCTTCCATCAACAATTTGTTCCTTTTCAGATTCTTCTAAATCAAAAAAATCGATAATATCGATCTTTTCATCTTTCACCCTTTGGTGTAAACAATTTTCGTAATTTGTA